TATGACCCTGTAGCTCGACGTTACTCGTTAAAAGACTTTGTTGGTCACAATCACATTCGTTTTGATAAACGTCCGACAAGCGCAGATCAGATCTTAATGTCTTGTATCCGAAGACCTACAACCTTGAAGTACGATACTGACGCACCTCGTATTCCACCTGAATGCTACAATGCTCTGGTTGAGCTTAGTTGTTCGTACTTGGTAGGAGATAGAGATGGTGACATTAAACGCAAGAGCATCTACTACGAAGCTTATATGCTTGAGTTGTCTAAGTTGAAACGTCTATATACATTTTCTGGGCATGAACGCCCTTCATTTGGAAATGGTATAAAAACTAGCTCAACAGTGCGGATTGGAGACTATCCAGTAACGGAGACTTCATAGTGTCTTGGCCTGAATACAAAGGTAAAACTATTGGTTTCGCTAAAGTTATGGGTGAACTACCCATTTCTAATGGAACTTTAGCTTATGAAATCATGAACTTTACCAGTTCTGATACAGGCTTTTTAGAGAATAAGTTTAAAATATTGCCGCTTATTCCTAATGAATGGAACTTAGACGAAAAGAACAAAAAGGATTTTCAGCCTCCAGAGTTTAATCGTGTACTTGCTATGAAGTACATGAAGTGGGATGGTGAGTCTCCAGAACTTCTGTTTCTAACTACTTCTGGGGTATTCTTATTTGTCCCTGGAAATAGAACTGGTGCTATTCCATATGGTTCTTCCGGTGCAGGCGATACATCCAGCAATGGACTTATTGAACAGTTTCAGTTTACAAAAGATAACGCACAAAGATCTGTAGTTCCTCAGTCTTCTGTGATGTATCCACCGCAAATGGAGACTGTTGGTAATAGAGTCTACTTTACCTACTGTGATGGTGGTGGTGCATACGTTTGGGATGGTGTTCAAGTCAGACAATTTGGGTACACTATGGCCCCATCTGCACCGTCTGTACTTGGACCTACTCCTACTACTACTTGGTCAAACGATGGTGGGTTTAGTGATGGTGGTAGAATTGGAACACTAAACTACAATCTAACAAGTATAGATTCTTCAGGTGTTTCTGTTACAACCGGTGGACTTGAGGCCGGTCTTTGGTTTTATTGGGTTGTTTTTGAAAGCCAAGATGGAGCTTACTCAGAAGCATCTGAGCGTGGTGGAAGAACTACAATTCAATACCATGTAGCAAAAGCAGGAAGTGACTACGCAAAGTATGGAATTAGTTTTCTTCGTAGAAGATTCTGGGTTCAAGATTTACCTAAAGGACCACCAGGAACTGTTGCTAGAATTATTCTAAGAACAATGAATCTTAATTCTCTTCCTGCTGGAGCTTCTGCAGAGCCAAGGTTTTTGCACAGGATTCCAAACAATACATCTGAAGAATACATGGATGATATTCCTGATTCTGAACTTGGTGGTGTTTGGGGAGATCGTAGATCAGTACCTGTTGGTTTTTACTTTATGAAGTTCTTTAGTGGCTCTATGTTCCTCATGGCCACAGAACAGTACCCAGCGCGCGTTTGGTGGAGTGAACAGGGTATTGGTACTGATGCGCTTCCAGAAAGCTTTATGGCTGATCACTGGCGCGATGTATTCCCAGAGACTGGGAAGATTACAGGATCTCTGTCTGTCAGTATTGGCGGGTCTAAAGCACTACTTATTTTTAAAGAAGCTGCTACTCACGTAGTAAGCGGAGCATACCCACAACCTGGAACTTCTGGGTGGGAGTTTGGAACAATCAGCACTATTGCTGGATGTGCTGGTCCCAACCTTAGTCAATCAGCACCAGACGGTTCTATTATTTGGTATGGAAACGGAACGTTTTGGCTGCTATCTCCTGGTGAGAAAGGGTTTAGTTCCCCTGTTGATATTGGTTTGGCAGTTAGAAAACGTTTGTCTAAGATAAATCCAGATAAAGAACGGTTTGGTTCTTCTTGGATTAACAAAAAGAACAAAGAGATTACCTTTGTATTGCCCTACAAGGACTCTTCTACACCAGACCTACAGTTTGTATGGGACTATCAGAACAGAGGCTGGAGGCTTCGTCAGGACGGTCGTGTTGGAAACACAGGGTTTAATACTGGTACTCTTCTTTCTGAATCAACAGAAACAACACCAACAAATACTGTTTGGGTTTACCAGAAAGGCTCTCCAAACTACGATGTAGGATCTGAACTTACCAGTACATACACTACTGGTTGGATGAACTTTACTGACTTTGGTCCAGAGTTTCATGTCACACACCATACAGTAGACTCTGTATTTATTCTTGAAGAAAGGTCAGCAAGAAAGGCAATTATCAGCACGTACTCTGATTGGAACTTCGATGACAAAGTATCAAGTGATCTTGAAATTGCTCTGATTCATCCAGAAAACAACAACATTCAAGTTTACGATGGGACAGATGACAAGGAACCAGAAGTATCAAATGGTGAGTCATCTTTGTTTTCATCTGATACTGCTGTTTATAGGGACATTCGGACGTATACCCACAGGCTTCCTGTAGATATTGTCTCTTCTACCGTGTTTAGCTTTTCGCTCAACTGCTCTGCAATTGACGATCCAATGGCTCTAATAAGTATAGATGCCTTCGGTCCACCAACAAGCTTGCCGGGTTCTCGTTCTCCCAACATGTATGAAGGTAGCAAGTGAGTATCTACAAACCAAGTGGTAACTTTAAAAACGAAGTTATTGATCCACAACGGTTTAACTGTATCTGAACTTGCTGGAATGGGTAATGCAGTAAAAGTTCAACAAATTCAAAAACATGGATTTGCTAACGCTGGAAAACAAGGAACCAATAGTTCTAGAGATGCTGAAGGAATAGCTTCAGAAAACAACGCTACTATTTTAAATAATTGGTTGATTCCGTATAAACGTGGATACCAAGAACTTTGGGATGGAGACTTTAAAATTAACTGGACTTCATCGTCTACAGAGTTGGTTTTAATTGGATTTTCGTATTGGATATATAGACTTTCAGCTAATGGTGAAACATCTAAAGCTAATACACCAGAACAAGAAAAAGCAAACCACTGGAATAGTGGGGTAGACATTAGAGTTAAATCAGGCGTTAAACTTGATGGTTCTTTAATAAATGGATCTGGGCCTGGAGCTAACGTTACAACAAAATCTCAAGACATTTTAGATGGTGCTGGATCTAACGAAAAAGGGATTTGTTCCTCTAGTTCTTCTATTCAAATAGTTCCTGCTGGAACTCATGAGCTTGTTGGTGTAGCTGGTCAGGGTCCAGCAACTGCAAAATCTAGAAGCAATTATTATGATGTTAGTAAGATTGAATATAACCTCAGTAGTGATCTTACCGCTTATACACCCGATACCGGTGTAGCAGTAATTAACGCTAGAATGCACATTATCCGCTTCCCTCGCGGAAGAATGTTCGGAGCATAGGATGCCTACATCTCCTAAATCTGGTGAGAAGATAACCAGAAGTAGCATTAGTCAAATGCAAGAAGAAGTAGCCGCAAGTGGTCAAGCTCTCACAGTAGATGACTTTTCTCGCGGAGCTATTGGAAGCGAACATTTAAACGATACGGTTATTTATTGCGCAAGAAACCTTATAGCTCCAACTCAAGGCCCGCTTGGAGATGCTGTTGATTATCCAGAAACAAAAAATGGTCCTCATTGGGGGGGTAGTGGCGGTGAGGTTTTGTGGCACGCAAATGAAAGAGAGCGTTGGGATTGTATAGACGCATACTCATCTGAGCTACACGCCAAAGCAGCGTTTGATGCTGGTGAAACAGTGTCTGAAAATACTGGAATATCTTCTCCTGCTGGAAACCATTTCTTTTCTATACCTAATGAGGGAAACGGATTTTCAATGTTGTTTTACGCAAACATTAGAGTTCGTTGGAACTTGGGTATTGGTGACGATAATGTTTTTGATAAATGGAAACCCTGGTATAGAGGTCAAAGGTTTTGGACATCTATCGTTTACTATTTAAAGCCAAACATAAACTCTAAAAAAATACTTAAATGGTCGCATGGGGATGTTTTAGGTGCGTCTGGTTCTGTTGGTTCTGCTTCAGAAAACGTATTTCAGAACACTGAAATAGTTCATTCATACCAAGACATTGTAACTATTAATCAAGAAACAATAGACCAGCTTGCCTCATACCAGGGGTATGACGTTGAAGCTGAAAACCTAAAACTCAGTGATGGTAAAAAATGTTTCTTCGGTTGGAAGGCTGTTATTGCTTCAGACAGGTGGGACTATAAAGGAATGCTTGGAACAAGCATGACAGACCGTGATGCTCTTGGACCCACATACAACAATGGAATGAAGTACAGAGTAGCAAAAGGAAACGTTGGTTTTTTAGCTCTTAAATATGATCCAAAAACAGCAACTAGATTAGTTGATTCTTTTTAGTGGGTAAGAAGTGGCAATATTTAATACATCATTTCTTCCATCTTCAGATGAAGTAGACGTAAACAAGATTTATACAACCTGTTTATACCGTCCAACTGATTTTATTACAGACTCTGAAGCTACAGCAACGCACACGTTTGAAGCTTTAAATGGTGGTCTTACATCAAAAAACATTTCAGATGCAGCAAAACCATACATAGAGTCTGAAGTCTTCCGTGCTGGTTCGTTTGTTCGTGGGTACTTCTATGGATTTAACTTTCCAGATAGGTTTCATTCTGATCAATTTTCAGCATCTAAATCATATTTAGAAAACGCTACTTTTGATCAAGACATGGATGGCATTAGTAAGACTCATTTTTTAAAGCATTACTCTCTTGGAGTAAATGTTTTCTGTCCATGGAAGTGTGTTGTGTACATAAGCTTCCAAGGTTTTTTTGCTGGAAAAGCTACTAAATATAAGTCTTTATTAGATCCTGACTTTGACACACTTCATAAAAACCAAGGTGAAAAGTGGTTTTTTCAGTTGTACGTTAATGGAACAGAGCAATCTGGTAGTAGGCTGGTTCTTCCTGAAACAACTGAAGATGATGAAAAAGAACCTCTTGAATACCGGTATCGTTGGCATCACAGAACGCTATGTGTTCAAATGGAAAAAGGATACAACGAAATAGACGTGAGAGTTTGGCCAAAGGTTTTAAAAACCTATGGTGGACCAAAACCTAAACATCAAACCCTTTGTGGATCTATGTCTGTTTTAGCTATTAAATCAGGATCAGATAGTTACTTAGGTGGTATCCCTGAGTTTTACTCTAAAGAAGGCCCTGCTTACACCAGCAAAACATCTTCAGATACTGACAATTAAGAGAGGTAACCAGTGGCAGACAAACCAAAGATTACAATTACAGAAAACGATCCAGAATTAACTGTTGATCAGCCGTGGAAAACCAAAACCAAAAAATATAAAGCTGGTGGTCCTGGTTTTGAAGCTGCTGGAAGGGCTGCAGGTCTTGCTATTCCAGCAATTGCAAATATTGCTATGCAACAGGGCGCTATCAGTAACCAGCGCAAACGTCTTCGTGGTCTTCGTAAAGAGCTAAAACAACCTAGCCTTACCGCTGAAGATATAGCTGCATCAGAAGCCTTAGCTGGTGCTGGAACGCGAGAGGCTGGAGCCTTTGAAGCCCGTGGTGGTGCTGGTGGTAAACGTGGAATGGATCGCAGTCGGTTCAGGCGTCAACAACAAGCAGCGTTAGCAAAACAAGCACAGATATTGTCTGCAGCCCAAAGTGGTAGACTTGCCAAACATGCTCAACTTGCAGATCTTTATTCTAAAGAAAGAAAAGCGCTTGAAGACCTTAGAGCAGGAAGAAGGCAGACAATCGTTAAAGGTCTATCTGACCTTATGACGGATAAAAAGCTTACTGAGTTGCGTAAGAAAGCTGGAACAGTCGATAGAACTAAAGAAGTAGATAGGGAATCAACATTTGATCAAAGTGTTGCTGATAAAATCAAAGAAAAATTGGGGATATAATAATGGCTGAACCATCTTCTGGCGGCACCGTACTTGCTCGTAAAGCTGGCGCACGTACACCTGTTTCTTCTGGTCTTACTAGAAAAGAAGAAGTAGAAGCAATACTTAGCCTTACAAACGCTCGGATACAGGTATTGGGAGCTGAAGAACGTTTAAAAAGAGATACTTTAGGTGCTTTCGCAAACATTGTTGTTTCTTTCGTAAATTCACATTCAAATGTTCTTAGTGCAGTTACTTCCGCACAACGAGAAGGGCGTCTTGCTAACGAGGTTGCACTAAAGTTAAAAATAGAAGCCAATAAGATTTATGGCGAAGATGCACAACAAGCTCTAATGCTACCTGAAAGTACTGAAACTTTTCTTCAAGCAATAGCTAATAATATGAAAATGAGGGGAGTTAAATTATCTAAAGAAGTTATTAAGGCCGTAGAAGAAGGCAGCGTTAAAAATCCAGAAGAAGCTATTAATATTCTAAAAAATGGGTTTTCTCGGCAACTTCAAGTAGAAACAGCGGACGGACAGCCTCTTTGGTTTGAAATGACTGATGAATTAACGCCTGTTAAAAGACATCAAATTCGCAGCAGACTTGCTTCTCATTCGCGGGATCAAATTCAGTCATCTGTTTATGATGTATATAGTCATTTATCACAAAAAAGGGCGTCTGGTCAGCTAAATCCAATAGAAGAAGGGCTGTTTAATAAGCTACAAAACGATTCATCTATTAACGATATTGTAGCTGTTTCTATTGGTGGTACTAGCGATAAATTTATTCTTTCAAGTTCTTTGGCTCAAGACGACCAAAAACAATCTGGTGAGGAACTTAAAAAGTATGAAGAAGAACAATTAAAAATTGCTGAAGGTTGGCAAAGGTACGCAAATAGCGTTGGTGTACCGAGAGGTATATCCGAAGCAATTGGAAGCTCTGTTAATTTTTTTAAGGATATGTCTGAAAAAGGTATAGATGGTTTTTCTCAAAGTTTAAATGAAGTTCCAGTTCCAACATCTTTATTGTTAGAAAAACAAGCTCTTGCACAACAAATTAGAGAAATAGAAGATCCACAAGATCCTTTGACTCAAACGGTAAACAGAACCATTTCAAGAATCCCTAGGTTTGAAGCATATGTTTCTGCCATGGGATTTAAAGATGCTTACCGAGCATACGATTACATGAAAAAACACCCTGCAACTTTAGATAATTATCTTGATGTTATAGCAGCATTCCCTGAAGAGTTTCCAACTATGGACCAATACGAGATTGCTGCTCGTATGAAGGTCATGGCTTCAGAGGGTAAACACGGTCGTCCTATTCGTTTTACTTGGGGCAGTAAGGGTGTGGGTATGTCTCCCCTTGAGCGAGTGCTTGGAGTGGCTGTAAATAAGCCTGCAGCATGGCGTAGCTTTAGTGGAACCAACACCGTTCAACAACTTACTAATGCCATACAAGCATTAGAGAGTGATCCAAAAGGGTTTGAAGTAAAACGAGAGCTTGAAAGAGATCCTGCAGAGTATGGTAAAGGGTTTTCTTCTTTATCAGAAAGTGGGCTTTTAGTATTTGAAAGGCAAAAAGCAGCCGACGAAAATTATACATTAGAGCAGTTTAACGAAGATTATCCAAAAGAAACTAGATCTGGTTTTTATAGTGAAGTTGAAGAACCGCCTGTTGCTGAAGAGCCACCAAAGTTTAGCCTTCCACTAGAAACAGAGTATACACCTAGAGAAAAGCGTAGACTTAAACGTGCTGCTGAACGTTACCGTGAACAAATTGGTGGTCCTGAAGCTACAAGAAGGGATCGAGAAACAGCATCCGAGCGTTTTGAAAGAAAGGGTAGGTCTTTAAAAATAGAAGGTCGTGAGCCTCAACCATTTTTACCACTACACCAACATCTATTGGTGGCACCGCCCCCCTTACCTTTGATGATCCACCTGATGTAGCAATGGAAGCAAAGAGCAAATCTCTTAAAAATCAAGAAGCTCTTAAAAATCAATCTGATATGCTTCTTAGACTCTTTAATAAAGACGCAGTAGCTAAAACAAACGCAGCAGCTAAAACAGCAGTAGACGCAACAGTAAACACAGTAGCTAAAACAGCAGTAAACGCAGCAGTAGACGCAGTAGACGCAGCAGGAAGCAGCAGGAAGAACAGGAAGAACAGGAAGAAAAAGTAATGGCTGATCCTACACCATTTGTTCCAGCAACAGAGTCTGCGCCTCAAACAGAAGCGTATGCAAAGAAAGACCCTGTTCTGCCATCAGTAGAAAAATACGATCCTACTTCTTTAGAGTCTTTGTCGTTTAGACAACCTATAGAAATCGAACCAAAAGAGGAAGAATCATTCTTTGATTTTAATATCTTTGGTGATGATGAAGACGACGTTGATGATGAAGACCCGATGGGTGAGAAGTTTATTCTTCCTAAAAAGCAGTATGAACTTGCATTACGTGTCGCTAAAGAGTCTGTTTCCCCAACTGATAATGTACTAGCGGCTGCTAGATTATACAGTAATAAAGATATAGACGATGATGTTGATAAAGCTGAATCAGAAGGTGTAATTGCTGAATCATTAGATATAGGCTCTAAAGCTGCTGAGTCTGTAACTGATTGGATTGGTGATACTTTTAGTACAGCAGTAGACGTAGCGGGAGTTGGTCTAGGAGTTCTTGGAGATGTAGCTGAACTACCACAAGACTTATATGCAACATATAAACTATGGGAATTGGGAACTATTGCAGATATTGCTGGTCTTCAAACTGAAGATCAAACTGGAAAAGTATTACAGAATCTTGCTGGAGACTACGTAGAAGCTATAGGTGATGCGTACCAACTTACCAGTTCTGTATCACTATCAAACTTAAAATCTTTTTTTGAAGGTTCAGCTATTGGACCAGAAAAAGAACTAATAGCTCAAAGAAAAAACGAAGAGTTTGATGCTGCTGCTAATGAGTTGGGTAAAAATATTTACTCAGCATTAACTGATAAAAAGCTTCTTGCTGCTGCTATGGAAAATCCTGGCTACGTGTTTTCAAACCGTTGGAATCCAACTGGTGAAATGTTTTTGGATTTTATGATCCCACCAGATTTAGCAAGACAACTAAATAACAACATGGATGAAAACCTTCTTGTAGGTAGAGCATTACCTGCTGCAGTTAGACCAAAAACACTTGCAAAAGCTTCTGCAGACCCCAAACGTTTTCTCTTACAGGTAAAGCATCTCAAGCTGCTGGAATCTTAGAAGGTTTTAGTGGAAAAGTTGGACAAGCAAACTCTTTTCGTAGGCTAGTCTTAGATCTTATTATTCCTGACAAATCAACCAAAGAAGGTTTAGAAAACTTAACGTAGCAAAACAAGAACTAATCAATCTAATTGATGCTCAAAAAGCAGAACTAACTGCCATTATTAAGTCTAAAGGTCCAAAAGTTAGACAAAGAACACTTCATGTTCAGAAGAAAATAAAAGAACTTACAGCAGATTTAGCTATTGTTAACTCTAAGACTGATGCTGATTCAGTTTTAAAGATGTTGAAAGCAGTAGAAAACAAATACAGATACAACTCTAAAGTTACTACTTATAAAATCAATCAAGTAAGAACACTTGTAGAGCTTGCAGACAACGCAAAGGTTTCAAACCTTGCTCTTGAGAAGGGTTTACCTGTTGTTGGAACTTGGCACATACCCCTTAGCGGCAAACAAGTAGAGGTTGGATTAAAGCCACTTACTTATTCATCTTTACAAGCAAAGAAAACAAAAAATCAACTTGCTGGTTTTGAACCAAGTCATGGATTTAAACCATCTGAAAAATTCGTAGATATGGCGTACTCAAGAGGAATACACACTAAAAAGTTTGTATATGAAGATCATTTTCTAAGAGGCTTAGATTGGCTTGGGATGGCGTTTGGTACTCGCAGATGGAATCCATTTATTGCTCACCGTAATAATGCTTTTGATATGGAGTGGTATGGAGTTCGTCAAAACGCATTTATGATGGATAAACCAGTATCTTATAGCCCAATTATGCGTGTAAAAAGAGTTCGCCCAGAGTTGTGGGATAACTACCAGGAAGCACTTACGAATTACATTCGACAAGTATCTGTAATGCAGTCTGAACTAACTAATAAAGTTGGACGAGTGTACAGCACTGCTGAAGGTGCGCTTAAAGAGTACAAAAGCAACAAAGCAAAAAGAATTGAAGAGATACCAAAGGAACGTCTTGCTTTAGTTAATGAGTGGAAAACGCTTAGATCTACTACCACCAAAGATAAGTTGGTTTTAAGTAAAGAAGATAAGATTAGATCAATAGAAATTAAACAGGAATTGATCCAACTTGCAGATGAATTAGATGAAGCTAAATTAATCATATCTGATGAATACAACGTTAATACTTTGGTAACTGACGTTGGCTCTATGATTGAAGAGGGTGTTGGTTTTCTTGATGACAACCCTTGGCTTGGGGTTGTTCGTACTGAGTGGCTTGCAGTTCGTAATGATCTTGCCATTAAGCTTCAAAAGTCTACTGAAGAAATAGATCAAGCTATTGCAGCCATGTCTCGATTTTTAAAGGGAGACAAAGTTAAGGCTGATGAGTACGCTAAAATAATAAACCAACTTGCTCAAGTATTAGACGGTCAAACTAATCCAGTATCTATTCAAAAATTGGAAATGTCAGACTTAGCTGATGCACTAGAAATAAGACTTGAACAAAGATTAAAGGTTCTTTCTTCAGTAAAAGAAAAGACTCTTTCTGAGATCATATACAAAACCATCGACATTACTGACGGTAAACCTTTTGGTAGAGAAACTGAGCAGGCCATACAAGATATGCTTCTAAAGGTCCTGGGTGGCGATGAGGGCCTTGTAGCTGACATCCTGAGTGATGCTGCTGGTATTTACGGTGGAGCCGCTAGAAGCCCAGAGGAAGCCCTAAAGTTCTTTGCAACATCTTTAATGGATGACTTTGATTTAATTGCAGAATCAAAAGCTGCCGGAAGAGTGCTAACTGCAAAAGAGTTTTCTCGCGTAGGCACTGGTCCACACCCTCTTACACCAGAAAGCCACAAAGGTTTTGGAAAAGAAACCTTTGATATGTCTCTTGAAGAGTATGCTCATTTTATAAAAAATGAAGACATTGAGTTTGCAGCCACTTTTGATGGAAAGAGTGGTCAAATGATTACTCATGCAAAAGGTGATTCAACTAGTGTAGATAGGTTTGGTAGCATTACAAAAAATGAAGAAAGAAAGGTTCTTTCTACAAACTTAATTGCCCGTGGTGATCATGTAAGCATTCATAATCACCCACCACCTACCCTTAGAGATGCTGGTGGACCTACAGAAATAGCTGAAGCTATCTGGAATGAATCACAAAAACTCTTAGAAATTATTGGTGGAGATAAGTCTAGTTTAAATAAACTAATTTCAAACTATGCCCCATCACCACCAGATTTAATTTCTGCAATTGGGATAAACAGTAAAAGAGAAGTAATTATAAACCCAGACGGAACAGCTTGGGTTTTTGATAGACCCGCTGAAGGTTGGATGGGGGGGAAACTTTCTGGCAATTTTGATGTAATGGATAGAATGGACATTGTTCGTAGAGAAGCAATGCCTACATATTATGCAGCTACAGACTCTGTTATTATTAATCCAGATGGAACAGCATCAGTTATTCAGCCCTTTTCTGATTTAATAAAAAACAAAATAGAAGATAAAGTCTCATCTTTAAGAGATGAAATTAGTAGATTAAAGGAATTAACAAACAAACAAGGTCCAATATATAAAACTGATCGACCTCGTTTTTTACGTTTACTTAAAGACACTACCAATCGTTGGGTTGATGAAGTCTTTGTTGGAATTAGAGAGGATATAAATGCCCAATCAATACTCGCATACGAAAAAGCCTTCGGAGTCACCCCCTATAAAATCGGGCTACCAAAAAGGTATTCCGTTTCCAGAAGTGTTCGCAGGGGCGATAAGCCAGGTTACGTCAAGCTTGAAAGAAATATTATCGGAAAACGGATTAGACAGGCTATCAAAGATAAAAAGTCAGAAACCAAAGCAACTCTAAAAGAGATTGAACAGTTTCAAATAGGGAATAAGACAGATCTAACCTTTGTAACTAAAGAGCTTAAAAAGACTCTACATGCAAAAGAACAAAGAGTTGCTTCTGTTTTTGAAGACTTTGTTGGTAGACATTTTGATGACTACCCAGAAGATGTTCTTTATGAACAGATTCTTCCAGATATACGTAAAGCTATTACTAATTGGGTAAGAACTGACTACCCTGACGGTGTAAAGATTGAAGGTGTATCTAGGTCAGCATCTGAATGGCTTGCATCTGAACGCGCTGCTGGTCTATTGGAGCTTCCTTCAGGCGTTACAGCTTCTGAAATTGAATCTCTTAGACGTTCTCAAGTTGGTCTTGGAAACCAACGAGCATCTTTAGAACATCGAGTAAAGATTCTTACTGATGCAGTTTCTAAAGCAGAAAAGAAAATAGCCAGAGGTGGGCAGGTAGTAACTCCATTCACTAAAAAAGCAGTCACAGTAGATGCAAAAATTCTACGTAATCAACGAATTAAGGATGTTTTAAAGAACCTTTTAGAAGAAGCTGGCGACAAAGATACTGCAGTTGCTACATTAAAAGAGTCTTTAGGTTCTTTGTTGGCCTTGCCTGATACACCACAGTTCAACAAAATGATTGATGCTATGGCTGAATCAATTGCAAGGAATGCTTTTGATGGACAAAAACCATTATCTTTAAAAGAATCTATAGAACAAGGTAAGGAAGCTTTTAGAAAAGTAGGTAAAGAAGAACTAGATGATCTACAAAAAAAATTAAACGAAACAATACCTCGCATCGTTGTACCTAAAAAGAAGAAGGGTGATGAAGATCATATTAAAAATCTTCAAAACTGGGAGCTTGAGGTTTGGACAGAGTTTAAAAAAGTAACTCAACACTTAGACCCAGAAGAATCTATGTTGGCTGCTTACTCTGCTTTAGCAGACTCTCCTAAACTCATAAATGAAAAGACTGTTGGGAAGGCTCATTATGAGCGTCTTAAAGAAAGATACAGTGAGCTTATTGGTCAAAGGATGGGTAAGCTACCCAAAGAGCTGGAAGAGGTAAAGAAAGCATTCCAGAGCTTAATTAAACACTATGAAAATCTTTACCTTGAATATGGCATGGACTTTGTAAAGTCTCCAGAAGATATGCTTAGGTTTTGGGGTGTTGTAGACTACGTTCCACACCTTCAAATAAAAGATGATAATGTTTTAGATTACTATTCTGCTCTTAAATCTCCAGAAAATCTATCTACATTTGCAGATACTTTGGAAGGGCAACTTGCTGGGAAGATGGATGCACGTAAACAGCGTGTAGTTTCTGGAACAATAAGGGAGATTAACGCGTCTGTATCTGGTCAATCAGTGGTTATTGATCCAACTAAATTAATGGCCCGTTACTGGCAGTCTGTAAAATCACTTAGCGGTCAAGAGCTTGTGTACTCACTTTTAAATGGTGGAGTAATACAGGCCGTTACAAGCAAAACTGCTTATCGGTATCAGCTTGAAAAGCTTATTAATGATTACAAAATTGATAATGTAAATGTAACAAAAGCAAGTGATGAGGTTCTTGATTCTCTTGTTAGGGCAAAAGCCTCTCCATCTGATTTACTTATACTCGATAAAGCTAAAACCAGTAAAGAGATTGTTCCAACGTATTTAGTTGCTGCTGATAGGAACCTTGTTCCTATATTTGATAAGAAAGTCAAATACCTAAGCAACGATATTTTGGTGACAGGCAATGCTGCAAAGTGGGCTGAAGGGGGCCTTGAAGCTGGTGATATGCCTGCTCTTATTACTAATATGGTAGAGCGCACTGCTAAACAAAGAGAAGATGTTTTTGCAAAATATATTAGAGACATTCCTCAAATCCAAGAAGCAGAAAAAATTGTTACTTCTTTGATTCGTTTAAAAGCAAAACAGTACGAAACCTTTGGGGTCAATACAAACCTGTTTGATCCACTTTCTTTATATGAAAAAGAACTAGAAGCGTTGCAAGACGCACACGCTGCAACTTTAAATAAACAAAACAAGACCCCTGATGAAATTTTAGCTTTAAACGCAAGAGAAAAAAAGGGTCAAGAAGCTAACGCTTGGCGCAATGTTGCTAAACAAATGAATAAAGCAGCAATAAATCTTAAAATTCCTGAATATCAAAAAGTTAAAGGTGAATCACTACAGTCTTTTTATGCGCAGGGTGCTGAAGTATGGAACTTGTATATTCCAAGGGCTGTAAAACAAAACCTTGAAGATACTATTCTTTTTGAAAACCGCCTTAAAAAAGGTGGTGTATTAGACAAATCAAAGAAGTTTTTAGATGCAGTCAATAGATATATGAAGATTCGTTTTACTGTTGTTGCTCTTGCCTTCCATGCAAGAAATGCTGTTTCAAACGTTTTTTCACAGCTTTTAGATACTAACCTTTCTACGTTAAGTCCCGGTGTTCAGTTTGATGCTTCTAGATTAAACTCTTTATCTGGTATTTATGATACTTATGGTTCTATTGAAAACGCTAGAAGGGTATACAACCTTCCAAAGATGTCCACAGAAAGCGCATTTGCGTATAAAAAGCGTAGAGCAAAGCTAAAGATACTAGACGAAGTAGATGAGCTTACCACTACCTATGATTTAGGTGATGGTGTTCTAAGAAGTGCTGATGAATCTTTAAAGATACTAAAAGAAAGAGGCGTAATAGCCAGCAAGGGTACGCAATACGTTGACTTGTTGAACTTTTCAGAAGATGCAACTGAACTGTACGCAGCAGCAGCCCAACTTCAAAATAAACCATTGCTCCCAAAAAAGATAATGGACAATCCAATTGCATCTAAACTTTTTAGTAGAAAAGCTATATCTGCTGCTGAAGATTCTTTAATTGTTGGTCTTCCTCACCTTATGGCTGGTGGTTTTATTTTCCCAATTTCAGTCCCCAAGAGTTGGGGTAAATCTTTGGGTTCCATGGTTGAGAACCAGTCTAGAATATCTTCATTTATTGCCAACACTAAACAAACAGGCAGCTTTAGTCAGGCAGCAGACCATGTTGATAAGTTTTTGTTCAACTATAGCGATCTTACACAGTCTCAGAAGCGTTGGTGGAGAACCTTTGTTCCATTCTTTACTTGGACAAAAAAGAATATAGACCTTCAACTAACAATGATGAAAGAAAAGCCTATTTTCTACTCATTATTCAATAAGTTTTTAGTTGAACAGGCTCCTGAGATTGTTGAAAGATACAATGCAGATGTTGCGGGCATTCCATATGTTCCAACAAACAAAAACTCACGGTCAATGCTTGCTCTTAGAGACTCCCATACAAGGAATATGATTCGTATTCCAGTTCCAGGCAGACCTGGGTTCTATATTGAGGGTCTTGGACTACCACAGGAAGCATTTTTTGACCAAATAGCTATGGCTGCTGATGTTGTAAATCCAAAATCTCGTGGAAGGTTTGACGATAAAAAACCACACCTTAGAATACTTGGTCAAACTCATTTTACATTAAAAGCATTTGCTGAAATGCAGCTTCAACACAATATCTACTATGATCAAAGCTTTGCTGACAATACAAGCGGAAGAAGAGCTGCTCAAGTTATTGAAGGTTTAAGGTATGTTTCTCCAGATGTTGCACAGTTTATATCAGAAGGAATGGGTTTTACTTCAGAACAGCCATTCCGTTCAAAAACAGGAGAGTTTATTGGTGATCCACGTGTAACTGGAAATGCAAACTTCATACTTGCAAACCAGCCATATTCTCGCGTTATTAACGATGCTTCTGCTATTTCTATGATGTACAACGCTTCTTTTATGGACAGGATGTCACCTGAACTTCGTGAAAAGTATGCTGATAAAGAGATCACTCCGCTATCAGACACCTGGAAAATGTGGGACGCCTATACAGGTATCCGTATTGTTTTAGAGGACATGGAAGCAAGAAAAGCTCGCAGCGAGTATGATAGAAAGAAAAGGTTACAGGAAGTCTACCGACGCCGTGGAATCACAAACACTTACGAAAAACCCTACTTGAGAGATTAAAAAGCTATGAGTATCCATTCATGGAGTAGATCAGCCTACTCATACCACCATAATACAACCTCGCCTGCTGCTTTAAGCACCAGTTTTCAGGCTTTTCCTGTCACTGTTGACCTTACAAACAACTCAGGTTCAGAGCCGTTTCCAGACACATGCAATATTCAATCTGTAGAGTTTGATTTTGTAAACAAACAAAGTGCTACTACAGTTACTATGTATATTGCGCGAGATTCAAGTGGAAGCTCTGCTGTAACTCCAGGGTCTACTTCTGGCGCTACTGCTACTCTTACAGCAGCAGCCGGATCAACAGCTAATGCTGTATTTACAGTAGATACTGACTATCATTATGACCCAAGCGTAAACAACTCAACCTCTGGTACGGTTTACGTAATGGCCAAGGTTGATGACGCTACTAGCAACCCAACAGCCAATATTCGGATCAACTGGAGGGGATAATGTCTAACGTTTTTGAAAACACCATTAAGGTCGATGCTTCAGGAAACGCTACTGTTGATGGAAACCTTACCGTAAACGGTACAACAACAACCATTGATACAGTAAATCTTACTGTTAAAGATAAGTTGATTGAACTGGCTAACGGTACGACAGGAACACCTTCTGGTGATGCTGGTATTATTATTGAACGTGGTTCAAGTACTAACGCATCTCTTATCTGGGATGAAAGCGCAGATACCTGGGTTGTATCAACGACAAGTGCTACAGGTGCTAGCAGTGGTGATTTAACTCTTACGGATGCAGCACTAAAAGCTGCAGCTATTACTGCATCTGGAGATATTTCTACTACCGGAGACATCATTATTGATGATGGTGGTTCACTTAAAGAAGCTGGTGGTACTGCAGCATTTACATTTGATGGTAGTGGAAACGTTACGAAGATTGGCCAAGACTCTATGTCAAGTGGCGACGTTCTTACATGGGATGGTGCAAAATTTGTGGGTGAAGCGCCTGGTGCTGGTGACATTACGGGCGTTACTGCAGGTGATGGTCTTACTGGTGGTGGTACTACCGGAGCCGTATCTTTGGCAGTTGGTGCGGGTACAGGGATTGACGTAGCGGCAGACGCTATTAGCGTTGATGTGTCTGATTTTATGACCAACGGTTCAGACAATCGTGTGCTTACTGCTACAGGCACAGATGCCATGAATGGTGAGGCTAACCTTACATTTGATGGCAATACCCTTACTGTTACTGATGCTATAACGGACACCAATGCGGGTACATTTACGGCTATTGATGTAAACTTTGATAAGACTGGTACAAGTACATCAGACAACACCATGATCGGGATTAACCTCGACATGGACAACACTTCTGCAACCGATGGTACTAATACCATGGTTGGCGTTAAACTAACTCCTACTTTGCAGCACGCATCTGCTGCTGGAGTGACTGTTGTTAAGGGTCTTGAGGTTACCGCTACCGGTAGTGCGCCAGGAAACACAACAACACGAGCCTTGGATTTGACTGCTACTGGAGCAGACTTCAACCAAGGCGTGTTCATGAAGATCGACAACGGCGGTCCTGACATTAAGATGCTCAGTTCTGCCGATAACGCTGATTTCTGTACTGTTTCTACGGGAGCAAACGGTGAAGTAACCATTGCTACCACTGATGGTGGTGGCGCTGCCGGTCATATTAACCTTGAACCTGACGGCGACGTTGTAATCAAGGGCGCTACTCCAAAGCTTATTATTGGTGACGCAGACGCAGAAGACACCATGCTTGTCTTTGACGGTAACGCTGTAGACTTCCGTATTGGTATTGATGACGGAACGGATACTCTTGAGATTGGTAAGGGTTCTGCACACGGTACTACGCCTGCGATTAAGGTAGATAGCAACGTCAACGTACAGATTATGCACAACTCTGCTGTGGCTGACGGTGAGTTTTCTGGCGACGTTGCCGTTTTCCAGGCCGGAGAGGATCTTACCGCTGGTGAAGTGGTTTACTTTAAGTCAGATGGAAAAGTATGGAAGGCCGTCGCGACTGCCGCAGCTACTTCACGGTGCGTAGCAATGGCTACTGCGACCATTAGCGCAAATGCGTTCGGTGCGTTCCTGCTGAAAGGCTTTGCTCGCTTTGACTCTGAGTTCCCTACCTGGACTATTGGTGGTGTTTTATATACACCAGAAGCTGAAACAAGCGGAAAGAACGTACCCGAACAGGCTGCTCCTGATACGGATGGCGACTTTGTTCAAATCTTAGGGTATGCAATATCAGGTGATGCAGTTTACTTTGATCCTGACAGTACTGTAGTTGAGGTCGCCTAATGGCTGATTATGCAGCAGTTAATGGTGTGGCCGCAGCGAATATCGAAAAGGTAAACGGTGTCGCAAAAGCCAGTGTTCAGGCAGTGAATGGTGCTACAACACCTTCATCTGGTGCTACACAGTGGGCGTTATCTGCTGCTGATGCTGGTGTCGGCTATTGCGGCACAGACTTCACAAGCTGGAACACGTATGAAACGGTTGCCAGCGAATCAACCGACTACCGTACAATCGCTTACGGATCCGATGGTAGCAACCCGCTATGGGTCGTAGGGTGGAGTCAGAACCCGAAAGAAGTCATGTACAGTTCGGACATCACAAACACCAGCGGATTTAGTGATGTAAACTTAGCTGGTGGCATCCATGACGTTTGCTGGGGCAATAACGTATGGATCGCGGTTGGTAACAATACAAGCAGCCGGAAGGGATGCTACAGAAGCACAGATGGGGCTTCATGGTCAGAAGTAGACATGTCGGGCGCTACTGGAATCAATACCGCCACGATGTACGCCGTAGGCAACAGCGGATCAAAGTGGCTACTGGCACAACAGGATCGGCTATACAGTTCAAGCGACGGGTCGTCGTGGTCTTTAGCCCATGATTTCAACGACTCAGCTACAACGATTTACGATCTGAAATACACGAACGACACGTGGATTCTCTTGATAATCCGCACCAGCGGTGGGGCTGGATCTGGCGCTTACGTCCGCACAGCGGCTCCGTCTGACCTGACAGACTGGAGCGCAGAGCAAAACATTAACGTTGGTACAAGTGCGCGCAGATTTGCGGCTGGAAATGGTAAGGCAATTTTCATTAACGCTAACAATCATCAACTTGTTACCGTTTCAGGAAAAACATGCACAGTAGAAAGCTATACATCTGGTCAATTGCCATCTTCAAACTCACGGGACATTGCAACAGATGGTTCAACGTGGGTGGTAGTTCATGATTCAGGCGACATTTCAACATCAACTGATAATGGATCTAACTGGACTCTGAGCGTAGATGGTTTGCAAATTGACGGATCTGTACACAATCTCGACAGTGTAGCTGCAAATGTTTATCTTCCCGTATAATAAAAACTACTTCACTTCTGCTTAACAGGTAAAAAAATGGCTCTTAAAGTTTCAGGCTTCAGTAGCACAGCTCTTGATTACAAGATTGTGTACTTTGATAATCAATCTAGTCCAACTGCTGCTATTCAAGAGAATGTTACTGGCGCCTCTGGAAGATGGTACTCAGTAGATATTGATAATAAATCCGGTAGTTCTGTATATGTAAAGATGTCAGATGGGTTTGCTCCGACTCTTGGCACAACTACACCGGGCTGGGTTTATCAAGTAAAACCACAGACAGCAGAGCGTATTGAAATACCAACAGGTGTTCCATTTACTAGCGCGCTTAATGTTTGGACTACACTCAACCCAGAACCACTAGACACAACCGTTCCAGCAACAAATGGCGTTATCGTCACTGTTGTTTGCTCATAGAGGAATACCATGGCCGTAACTGTTAGCACAATTGCCGATCCGCTTGGATCAAAACTAATTATTGACTCTGATGCAAACGCAACATCTGAAGCTAATGTAGCTACTGGTGCTAGTACTTTGTACGCTGTTGAAATTGACAACACAGCGAACACTGTTCCTGTTTATTTAAAGTTTTCTAACTCAACCAGTGCCGCTACAGCAGGAACTACTGTTCCAAACCATACTTTAAAAGCTCCAGGCTCTACTAAGCTTACATACGTTATGGGAACTGGAATTACCTTTGATGTCGGTATTACTTTCTGGTGCGTTATTAGTTCAGCAGCCCTTACAAATACAGATAGTGCTGCAGCAACGGGACCAACAAGTGATGTAGCCGTTAAACTTCTTTGCACGTGAGGTAGATATGATGAATTTTATTAACAAACTTTTCTGTTCTCAAACCCGAATTTCATGGCGGCGACTTGCCGTTTTGATGCTTGGTACAGGTCTATTGGTAGCCGGTATGCTCGGATCTGAGCAATGGTTGTACCTTGGCTTGGCTTATATTGCGGGTGACAGCGCAGAAAAAGCCATGGCTGCAATCTCTAAAAAGTAGTGGTTAAAGCCTGGAAATGGGTAGTCGGCGTAGTCGCAACTTTTGTGGCTGCGCTGATTTTTTTTGGCAAACGGTCTTCGACTAAGAAGCCTAAGAAACGAAAGCCTACATCCACTGTGGCTATTGAAAACATAAAAGAATCCTTTGATAAAGAAACGGAAAAGATACAGTCAGCGGTAGAGAGCAGTACTGCTGCTGAATCTTTGGCTGATTTGGGTAATGCGCGGAGCCGGAAATGATAATCTTTCTTTGGGTGGCTTCTGTATTGGCTTCACCGTCATTTATAGATCGTCCTGCACCACCTGAAAAGATTGATGGAGAGTGTAGTAAATCTTACCCGATTAGCCGGGGTCAGCTATTGTCGGATAAATTGGTATCATCATCTGTCCATGCCAATTGTTCGGCGGTAGCTGTCCCACTTTCTGATTATGCAGATCTTTTGTCTACAGAAAAGTGGTCTGAGGCAATTGAGCAACAATGTAAAATAGAAATGTCTCAACTAAACCATGATCTTGATTGGTATAAAGCAAGGTTGGAACAGGAAACTAAAGAAAAACCTTTTATTGAAAGACCCGGAACTCAGCGATGGCTTGGTAGAATAGAAACTATAGTTATAGTCGGAATCGTTAGTGTTGGGTTAGCAAGTGCTTATAGTTACGGCGCAGGAGTTGCCAAATGAACATCAAAGACTATGCCGTACCAGCAATTACTCTTATTTTTGCTGCAGGAATTTCGTTTGCTACACTTGATGCAACTGCAGACGATACAAAAGAACTAAGCAAACGTGTCACGAACTTGGAATCTAAAGAAGGTAAACAAGAGGTGATTGATTTTAAAATTGAAGGCGTAGAAACACGTCTTGATAAGATGGAAGAACTAATGGGCAAGATGCTTGAGGTTCAACAACAACAGGCAATAAATCAGGCTAAGATTTGTGCCGCAACCAATGCGAGTTGTAACTAATGCGACCAGTACTCTTAGATTATGTATCTTCCTTGGGTCATACTGTATTTGAAAATGGTCAATACAATCTGAATATCATTGGTATAAGAAACAAGAATCATAAACCTAATTGTTTTGATGATCGTATTTGTGTTGTATTTAAAGATGAGAATGGTTGGATTACCCGTACATGGGAATGCACAACAGAGCCAGGAACGTATTGGCTTGAGAATCCTATGAACTCAGGCGGTACAGCCATTATGGTTCCTGGGCAGTATAGAGGCGTATACAAGATTGATAAGCACCGTGGACTCTATGATGCTCTGTGTCAGCGTGGAGGGACCGTAAAATGCTTCAGAGATAAGAATAAGGATGACATTATTGATGCCGAACCTGACTCTATTACTGAGGGTATGTACGGTATTAATATTCATAAGTCTGGTGTACATTCAACCCAAGTAAACAACTGGTCTGCTGGTTGTCAGGTATTCTCAACTGAGTCTGACTTTGAAGAGTTTATGAGTATTTGCTACGCAGCTAGAAATAAGTGGGGTAACTCATTTACTTATACTCTTATTGAAGAACCGGAGTTCTAATGGAAGCGTTAGTCGATTCACTATTGGCTGACGGTCATCTTGGAGTCTTTGCTGCCTTCCTTGTGTATCAATTCGTTATGATGCAACGAAGGCTAGATAAGCTTGTTGAAGGCTTCCAAGAGCAGCTAGACGACATACGTAAAGACTATGATGCACGTACTGAGAAGATGCGTGAACGGTATGACAGGGTAATCTCTGAGTATAGAGATAATGCTGACAATCAATCAAAGGACTTCTTGATTACAAGAACCAAAGTTCACAATGATATTGTGTCTAAGCTTGAACGTATTCTAGATATACAGAAGTCTACTTCTTAGTTGCTTTAGAAGCTGGGGCTGGTTCAGCAGCAGGCTTCTCTGCAATAGCAGACTGAACAATGTCCAAGCAACGCTTTAGTCCTTCAGGCATACCATCATCACGGGCAATAACCTTTACGTTGTACTTTGCTGAGTTGTCGGATGACCGAGTGTTTTCACTTTTGGCTGATACTGATCCATGGATCTTTACATCAACGCTAACCGGACCCCATCCTGCTTTAATCTCAGTATCAATTGCAGCTTCGTAGTCACGGCTAGACTTTTCAGAGGTGCTTGACTTAACCTCCATAGTAAATTCAACTTCAACTTCTTTTACCTGAAGTGCCGGTGTATTGATGATGGTCAAAAGCGGTACGTTCATATCGTACTTGGCTTCAGTAAACCCACCACTACCGTCATTTATAGGTTTAATAAACTGGAAGTCACATGTCCGAGTCCGGGTAACGCCATCAGCCCCTACCTCAAGACCAACATTCTGAATAAAGTCAGCAGTTGACTTTGCAAGCTGAACCTGTGAATCACAAGCAGCTTTTAGTGGACCACCAATAAGTTGGTCCATAGGTAATCCACCAAATTGATCGGACATTTTTACTAGGCCATCTGCCATGATTATCTCCTATGGAAGCAGCTTGATTAGCTGATCATCTATACGGGCATAACCTTCTGGAGGCTCACTGCCCTTGAATACCAATTTGAGTTTAGCAGTATTGCTTTCTTTTTTAAACCACGAAGTGTTGGCGCAGGGTCGAACCATTAGTTTGCCCTTCTTTTTGCTCGACTCAAGACCAGAAATCTCCACAGACATTTCAACTTCAAGCTTATCCACACGCAAGCTTTGTCCAGTCGTAAGAGATTGAAGCGGGACCGGTACTCTTTTGTGTACCAATACTCCATTCTCCCATGTTGGTAGTTCCATGATGACCATACGAGGTGCATATATGTGTCTTCCGTCGTCATCTTTTATCGGATCACCTTTATCGTCGAGCCTTAATTCCCAGAACTCTTGATTCATTATTGAATCAAGTTCATGTCTCTCAGCAATATCGGTGGCGGCTATAACCGCAGACTGTATTGAATGAACGATGTCATCTAATGAATGTTCAGCCATAATTTAAAATAAACGCTCTTCTGTAGTTCAGATGTTTAGACTTAGCCTGTGTAGCTTTGCAAACTTGACTGCAGCAACAGGATTAGCAGCTTTAGAAGTACACTTTTTACATACAACACTACAACCTGATCTACTCCAACCTCTTGGTAGATAGTTTGTACTGCCGCGAGTGACTGTTGTTACAGGGTATCGTCTAAGACAATGATCACATCTTACGTGTGTTCTATTCATACTATCCTTTAAGAAGCTTACCCCCCTGCACGGTAGGAACTGAATAGCTAGACCCATCTAGGCCATTCAGCGTGTGCAGGGGGATAAGGGGACAATTACCTTTTTTTAAGACCGTAGTTATCTTTAGCCCAACCAGAACCTTTAAGATTGAATGAGCTTAATGAGATCATTTTCTTCATAGGTTTGGAACATATCGAGCATTCAGGTGCAGGTGAACTCACCTTCTGCAGCTTAGATACGTAAAGATTACAGCCCTTACATTGGTATTCATACATTGGCATAACTACCTCATAACATAGAGTCAACTGAACTGGGGCGGGTGGAGTCGAACCACCAACCTTCCGGGTAACAACCGGATGCGCTGCCAATTGCGCTACACCCCATCATCAATCTTTGCATATATAGCCAAGCAAGCGGCGTCAGCTAGCCCGTCGTGGGGTTTACGCTTCTTCCCAGGGGTAAGGTCCAGATCAGGTACTCGGTTCATTACAACGTAAACTGAGCGGTTTTTACCATCACCAGGAACATCCTTCAATACTTTAGAAGTCCACGTCTTAGGTCTGACTTCAATAAAAGGAATACCATTGGCTGATAGAACACCTAACCAAAGACCGTACCCATACCCCGAACTAAACATAGAGACTACGCCTTGCCCTGGACGGGCAGACTGTTTCTCTATTGCTGCAAGCCTTATGTTGTGCTTCGCTGCTAAACATTTAAGTGCATAGTTCATACGAGAGATAAGATACTCACGTTTAGAACCCTTACCTACAGCAACAGTAAAGTCTTGTTTAGTTAGGAAACTACCTGCAACTGTTCCATCATCATTGATGGCTACAACTGCACCATCTTTACCTGGATCAATACCTATATATATGCTCTTTGTCATTATTCTGGTGGCCTTAGCCCACTCATAATTAGTGGGTCTTTATCGGGTGGCTTTAATAGCTTAGACATATCAAGAAGGGTCCACCACCAAGAGTCATCTGTAATACCCAACCAATGGTTGATACATCCTCTTGTTGGTATCTCAAGAACTGTTTCACAAGAAGACATACAAGGATTACCGTTAGGTGCGCTCCACCCTTCAATCCAATTGTAGTATGTAGTTCTACTTATTGAGATGCCATACACTTGTTTAAGCAAGGTGATGGAGCTTATAACTCCACCACACTCTGCTGTTTTATTCTCAAGTAGAGCGCGCCCAATAGTAATTGGACGCCTCTTTCTGTTTCTTACACTACGCATAGTCAAACAAGTCTGAAGGTAAACCTAAGTCTGCCCCCTTCTTTGATGGACGATACCAATACAAGCCATCATGGCCGTCACCAAAAAGAACACCCATAAGACCACCTCTTGTATCAATAGATACAACTGTTAAATCTTCTGGAATAATCCTCATTACTGAAGACCTTATACATGACTTAGTATGTGGAACTACTACTACTTTACCTACTGTTCCACACTCCTTAGAATCCATAGTCCTCATTTCCCTTATCTCCTGCAGCATTTGAAGAGTTGGAGGGCTGAGATTGATTCGGAGGGTATTGGGATGGGGCAGACCCTTGTGGTCGTGCCGTAGCTTGGTAGCCTTGACTAGACCCGACCTTAGCTTCTTCACCAACCTTTGTGATGCTGGATGCGCTAACACTTGTAAACCAAACAGTTTGTCCATTTTTTTCATAGCTTGAATGTTTTATAGATCCCTCTACAGAGATCATCTCCCCTTCAATTAATGATGATGCAATCTCCGCATTGTTTCCAAACGCTTCAACCGTATGAGTAGTATCGAACCTACGACCGTCATGATGGTTACGCCATGTACCCATCCTAAAAGACATAGCAGCACCACGTTTTTGTGGTTGGCTCTTTACCGTACCAAGTAGAAATATTTTATTGATCATTACTGTCCCTCACATACACCTTTATTTTGGTGTTTCTTTTAAGCCACCTAGTCTCATCGGCCTGTTCCTCTGAGCCAGGAAAGCAAGTTTTATAGTACGCACAATAGTCACAGGGAAACGTAAGCTTCCCCTTTTTGTCAGGCCCATATGGCCTTTCAATCTCTTCCGGTGAACTGCTCAATAACACCCGTCTAAACTTATCTTCGATGTCATTAGCAGTATCGTGATCGAACTCTATCCATTGACCATGTAATGCTGGGGCTGGAAGCCACACACCATCATCACCAATGAACGCTTCCTTAGAGTTACCAGCCTTGTTGTATGCCAACACATAAGCAAAGGGGTAGCCCTTAGATGCCATGTATGCTTGAACCTGCCAGTAATAAGAATCCTCTTTGGTCAAACCCTTAGAGCGAAACTTACCAAACGCATACTCAGACATAGACTTAATCTCAAGTATCGCATTGGTTCCAAGCACAACCATGCTGCCGTCAGGATGGCCAGGAACAATAGCCCGATACCCTTGTTCAATATCAACAGACATAGATACAGTTTCTTGATTGTCTCCAATACAAGACACACTAAAGTCCTTGTCGTCATATCCTTCAGCTATTTCAGCTATTGCTGAAACCAAAAAAGCCTCTGTTGCATCACCAATAGCAAAAGCAATCCTTGAGTTAGCATCTATACTCATGCCGTTAGGAACAGCATGATGATACTGATAGGCCAACTGCCTTTCACAAGTACCGCTCTGAGATAAACGAAGCCCACCACTGGACTGCTTTACCTCAAATAGCTGTCTTAGTATTGAGTTACCAAGAGCTTCTGCTGAATGTTTATCACTTACAGCAGGACTGGTTGTAGCCAAACGTTTACAGACAGCATCTGCAATATCGTACATGAATGTAATGTCTCCATTACACAAGTTAACTGGTATGCTTTTCATCGTACTCATCCTCACCTGTCCATGGTTCATCCAAGGACTTTATATTTTCTACAAAGACTGAAAACTTTACACCTCTTGGGGTGCTACTCATTACGGTTCTTCCACGTATACAAACAAGTTCACCAGTTTTAGATAGGTGAACCATTGAGGTAGCCTGCTTACCAACAGCTATACATGGAACCCTCAAGTCAAACGTTCTGTTCTTCTCGCTTGGGTTGTATAGCTTTGCTACCATTTTTATATTCTTATCAGTGATCTTCTCCTTGCTTGCTGGACGAACATCCTCAAGGTAGCCAATGAGCATTACACTGGTTGGAAACTTATGTTTAAACGACATCACCACTGACCTTTGTAAAAGCAATATAGTCTTGAATCTTCTGCCTAAAGACACCCATGTTGTTCCACAAACTCAACCTATTCAAGATAGTTTTTAGCTGATCATAGCTAAGTTCTTTAGGTGGAACGCCTATGATACCGGCAGATGTAAACTGACCATCCTTTAGTGTTGAGCTTGCTGCCTGAAAGATAAGAGGTATGTCTCCCCTATCAACCATTTCATTACCTAAGATGGAACGTATAGAGTCAAGCATTCTATCTTTGTGTAGCTGCACCAATGATGGTGCAACACCATATTTAGTGTCTTGCCCACGCTTAGACGCTACAACAAGGTAGTGCTTGGCACACTTAGGTCTATCAGAAGATAGGTTTACCTTTGTTTCTCCAAGAGAATACAAGTCACGGCCAATGCCCCACTTTACGCCTGCCCTTTTAAAAGCATCAGATAGGCCACCCTTGTCGCCTTCTATATTTGTATTGCCTGCACCGTCAGACTTTGTAATCCAGGACTCTGTTGACCTTGTACGAATAGAAAGCTCACAGATATTCTTACCACTTGCTGTTTCACGGTAGCTATCCTGCCAATTCTCTGGTCCTACAGTAGCATCCAGTCTATCCATAACTGCGCGAGCATCTAAGTAACAAAGAATCCTAGCCCAGTTACCGAATGATCTATCTATTCTCCAGAATACATCTTCATCTTTAAACGGTTCAGCAAGTTCAGCGCAGACCGTATCCCATGTTTTTGTCTTCATTGTCTTTCTCCTTTTTAAGAGTGATTACTAAAGTCTTTATGTCACCTACAAAGCAGGCAACCGATAGACCCTGTGGCTCAACAAGCCTCCTTATGAGGCGAAATGTGGGGTTTCTTCCCCTTGCGATAATGTCCCTTGTATGTCTTGGAACTACTCCACCCTCTTCGTGGATTTGTTTTAGGGTTTTACCCTTTGCCTTGCATAGTAAAGCAAGTCGATGTCTAAACGATAAAGCAGTAATGTCTGCTGTTTTCCTTTTCCTTCCCACCAGAACCCTTAACCTGTTGTTGACCTGTTGTCAAGGCGAAGCCTGTAGTGGGAAATCTGGTGACCAGTCGGGCTTGTCGAACCCATTATCCTGAACGTCGTAGATTCTCTGCAGTTTTAGTCTTGCCCACAGGGTTATGTCTTGCTTTGAATGGTCGCGACTCTTCAACGAAATAAGTTCAAGCGGTTGATATAGGTCCGAAATCTGCTCGTTGGTATACTCTTTGTTGTCGAACGTCTTTGGTTTTTTGTATTGGAACTGCCTGTATAAACCAAACGCAAGCGCAGAGTCATGTAAAGGTTTGTCTGATCCCCTAAAGTGATACGACTCTGGAACCCCTTTCCTGCCATTCTTATAGCTTTCCTCAGTGCCTCTATTCATTTGCATAAGAGCAACGATAGCTACATTCTCTTGCTTTGCTAACCGTCGTAGTGTCTCACTAATCTCATCCACTTCCCAAGACCTATTTCTATTTGTAGGTAAGTGTGATGGTGGCCTTATTAATTGTAAGTAATCAACCCATATTACCTTACACTCATGCTGCCTTGCCATCCTACGAATAGCAGACTCAACAGAGTCAGCAGTAGACGAAGCATCATCTATAAAAATAGGAGAGCAGTAATAGGAACGCCAGCAATAATAGAAGCCATACGGTCTACAAGTTTCCATCTTGGCATTTCAATAGATAGAACACCCTGGGCTATACCGGATTGAGCAGCCCTTAATACAGCAGAAACTAAGAACATAGTCTTACCAATCTCAGGGCGACCACCTATGATAGCCATGTATCCACGGGGCCAACCAACATAGTGTTCATCAAAAGTATCAAAGCCAGTAGGTACATACTCTACCTCTTCACCAGCCATGATCCTTTTCCAAGAAGCCTTACGTTCTGCTGCTGCTTCTTTGATAGATAGGATGCTTTGTATAGAGTCTATCTCACCACTAATATTAAGAATAGCAGACTCAGCACCACGAATAATCTCACTTGGGTTTTGGTTTGGTGACTCTAAGTTTCCTATTATTTCTTCAGCAACTGACTTTAGGTTCCTAAGTTTATTGCTTTCAACTATTCTATTAGCGTACTCCCTAAGAGTGCTATCCAGTACAATAGTGTTGTCCCCAAGAGAACTTACATAAAGAACTCCACCATATTTCTTGGAACCTTGTACTCCTTTTGAATCCAGAAGAGAAGTAATGTCTGCTGGTTTACCCTCAGAAGATCTACTCTGAATCCAATTGTACAACTCTTGGTGGTACTGAATAGAGAATGAATTAATTTTTAGTACATCTTCAACTAGTACTAGTTTAGTACCACTAGAGACTAGAAGAGTACCTAGTAATTGTTTCTCTGTATCTATGGGTCTTAGATGAGTAAACATGTCGTTGTTCAATGTGCTGTCCTCTGCTGTTTGGGTTCTAAATTGTTTGCTGCTTGCTTTGTCAGCTCGATTGGGTTAACCCAGTGTCAAGGGGTAGTCAAGTGGACACAACGAAAACCATACAGTACCAGTGCAAAGCACTGGTAATTTCTGAAATTTTGCACACAAAAAGGGTCGCTCTTGGCCTGTCGCAGCGTCAGGTAGCAGAGTCCGTTGGTGTAACTACTGCGTCAATATCTTACTATGAATCAGGAAAAAGAACTCCATCATTAGATACATTGATATTATTAAAAGGTACTTTGAAACTATCTATTCGCGATTGTGTAAATATTATTGAAGCTATTAGTAATGGCATCCAAAAAGATTAACGCGGTAAGCGTTCAAGATTTAAGATACTAAATGCTGGACTGATACAGATTGGTATTACAAATCATGTATTAGGTATCTGTCCCAATAGAAGAGAGATATTCATAGGTAGGGATGGACGTTTATGGAGGTATCCTAATGCGCTTTTACCGCAGCCAGCGCCTCCGGTATTGGGTCTGGACAAAGAAGACCTTACTGCTTGGGCAGATGCGTGCGCGCGTGCTGTTATTGATAGGCTGTCTCCACAAAATGAATCAGTCGTATCAGAGAAATCAAACTACAGATATAGAAAGATAGTTAAAGCACTAATCAATCAAAGAATATTAGACGCTGCGGCTATCGGGCATGAGTGTAGTGTTCGTTCATACGCCAGCGGTATATCAGTAAACTGGACTGAGCATGATATTCTATATCCAAGGCACGCAAGTATAAGGCACGCTACCTTAGTCGCACTTGTCTTAGCTTTAGAAGCAGAGAAGGCAGCACAACTTATAGAACTGGCTGCGCTTATTGAAATGCGAATACCATTCGTATCAAGAGAAGCAGCCTTAGCTATATACCAACAGTCTGTATCTTTACTTGCACGCCTATGTCCTCAGTGGTGGAACCAAGGGTATACGTGCAGGTGGGAAATGGTTGGTGATATAGATAGAATCTTTCGTGCGCAGTACATACGCATGATTGAAAGCGCATGGGATAATGACACGCAGTTTGAAACTGCTGGTGGTTTGGTGCTGAAAGGCATCTTGGATTCAGACCCCTTCGCGCACGAAGAGTAACTTTCTACTCCGTAGGAGTAGGGACAGGCTGGGTTTGACAGACGTTTCCCCATCTGTTAACTTGGGGTCAAGCTGTGCCATCTTCGGCACGGTCAAAACAGCAGCGGACAAAGAGCCGCATTGGAAAAGTAATGCTTAGTAAGTATAAACAAAACCTACGTATTCAAAATGGATATGTTGTCAGCTACAACACAAATGTAGCAACTATAAACCATGAGAAGAAGACTGTTACTCCCCTTGGTTGGTGGTCTTCTACTACATCTAAACACATCAACTATGCTGCAGCACAGTTGAAGTATAAAGTCGTTGCCAAAGGAGGTGAGTGATGGACCAAGAGGAATACTACACCTGGAAAGAACTTGCAATAGTAGAAGGGGAACTAAGCCCTCGACTGCTAACGCCATGGGCTGACCCTATGAAGCACGAACACCCGTTTGACTATCTGTTTGATACCCGAGATCAAGCCTTTGAAGCTTTAGAAACATATGACGCAAAAGTTGAAGCTGAACAATCAGGTTGGGTTTTATGCAAGATCACCGTATCTCCAGTACAACAACTTAATGGAGGTGAGTAATGTTTGATCATTTAATACAACCCCATACACCTGGACCGTGGGTTGAAGATGCTTGTGAGATTAAATCTAAAGACGGCTCATCTATATGTGAGATGTTTGCTCGGTCAGAAGACGACGACAAGTGGGGTAATGATTATGCCGACGCTAATAGCCGACTAATATGTGCTGCTCCTGAAATGCTGGAAGCACTAAAGGCTTTTGGCAAGAGAAAAAGCAAAGAAAGCAATCGCTAAAGCCGAAGGAGGTGAGTGATGAAGAACAAACGTGAGGATATTCATGCCTATAAAAAAGGGTGTTGGTATATAGATACCGATGGTAAGACATTACTAACGTGGACAAGTATCAATCCGAGTGGAGACATACTGCTATCTGACGGTCGAATACTTAACGAAAGCAAGTATATGCCGTCCGGTGGACCTTATGGAGATGGTTCATGGGGAACAGTTATTGAACCTTGTACTGTCGGTCGTATTTTCTCCGGCCACCCAGACCAGAACCCTAACATCGGAAAGAGTTTAGACGGTGTTTATGTATGGCTCCCTACTAAAGGAGGTGAGTAATGCCGTGTTCATGTGGGGCTATAGACTGTGACTACTGTGGATATGGACAGCGGTTGCACCATAAAAGAAAGAAGAAGATCAATAAGATAGACTTCAATGAAGAACTTTGCGACGAACTAAACGCAATGAAAGGCAGGCTATCTGATTTAAGGTACTCAGTAGTAGTTAAAAAAACTACATGTAAAACATGTGGTGCAGACCGTTGGTCGAACTGGGATTTATACCAGTTGCGAAGCAACTTAGAGGGAGCAATCACACGTATAGAAAAGTCAGTAACTATTATAAACGAGGTTAAGAATGACTCTTAATGACCCAAGACCAGTTGGTATGGTAACGCTTAGTTCATCTAAGTATGATTCTTATAGCCAATACATTTTATCTATTGGTCAGTACATGAATGGACGTATAGCTGTGATGCTTCATAGCAGTAACGGTGAACCATATGCTCATGTATCCAGAAACATACCAGAGTTAGACATAGAAGATGATGAGTTCTTTGTTGGATACTATGACCTATCACCTGTCTTATTAGATGGGCTTAGTAAGTGCGGATACTTTGAAGATACGGGCGCAAGAGTAAAGCCTATAGACTCACACGTAGAACTACCTATATGGAAGATGAAAGATATGGTTCACTCAGAACATATAGGGTTCGCGTACTATGAAGAATGATGCACACGTAGCATGTGCATACATGAGAAAACGCTGGACATGGAGCCAGTGCTTGACTTCTGCTTGACATCATGTTAAGTTAGAAACTGTCAGCAACGACTGGCAAACAACAAACTAAACAGCATGGAGGTTAATCATGTTGGACCAACAAGAAAAAGAAACTAAATACACTTTTGTTTACTGTAATCCAGAGGGAGAGACTAAGAGCTTCACCTCTACTGATAAGGAGGAAGCTAAGGATAGTGCGCAGTACGCATACTTTGAAGATATGCAAAACGGTGCATGGAATGGCGTTGATGCTGCTGGATGTATCTGGGAAGAAGATACTATTGATAACCCTGAAGAGGGTAAGACCTATGCGCTTACTTCTGACTCAAGTACACCGTCAATAGCTAACGGAGATACATGGGCTGACTCCGAAGTATCAATATCAGTATCAGACTATGACAAGTTTATGGATGATGTCTGCTCTGATGACGAGCCAGCCAATGACGATACTCTTGTTGATATGCAGTCTGATTATGAAAAGACTAATGATGTATTAGAGGCTGCGACTGAAGCAATGAATCCAGTAGAACCAACACCTACTTTTAAGGGTGGATGGGGTTCTAATGCTGACGGCACCAGTAAGCATAGTGATAAGCGTACGGTAGATACTGGCGTTGTTAGTTCTGTAGCTGTTGAACGACAGGGTAACCATGACAAGTGGCTATCAGACCTTGGTATTGCTCGACCAGAAAAGAATATCTCTATTACAAAAGCAGGATACCAGCGCGGTAAAGCTGTTGTTGACCTTGGTTATGATAACCTTGATGCAGCCAGAACCGTATGGGATGGTAAGCCTACGGTTAGTGTAGCTGCTGATACCTTCATTGATATTATCAACGCAGAAGAACGTGAAGATATTACTATTGATATGGACCGTATCTCTATGAGGGATGATGGTCAGCTAAAGACTCCACACGGGGTACTTGCCTTAGAAGAAGAGGGACTAAAGAAACTATTATCTATGTCCAGGTTTGGTCTTGGTGAAGAGAACGACGTAGCCGGTAATCCGTTGTTCCCTTACGCACATCATACCTTTATGCTTATGGACCCAGATATTAGGGCTTATGCTTTTAATCATCATATGGGTAGGTACGGTGTTTCTGGTAGAAGTATAAAGCTACGCACCAGAAAGAACGGTGGTGGTCGCAGTGTTTTTGGTATCGTTGGACCTAAGTATGTCTCTTATGATGCGAACTTAGTTGCTAATATTATTAATGAAGCAACTAAGAACGTGCCGTATAGGGCTGACATTCAATACAATAGTAAAACTACTAACTTTACTATGGACTTAACGATGCATGCTCCATCTGACTTAGTAGACTTTAGTGCTGGTGACTGCTACGAAGTAGGATATCGGTTTAAAAGTAATGACCGTGGTGGTGGTGCTATTAACGGTAGTGCTATTGCATTCTGGAATGAGTGTTTGAATATGATTATCTTACACTCAGAAAAGAGTGAAGGTATTCGGGTAGTACATAAGGGTAATGTAGCTGAGAAGGTAAAGCTGATTAGTGAAAGCCTAAAGAATGGTGAGTCAGCTATGATTCGGTTCGCTAATGACTGGAATATCCTTGGTAATACAGCTATTGAAAACTATATTGTACCTGATGATACCCTTGGTGACATTAGCCCAGCAGCAATGTTCATTACCCAGCAAGTAGCAGCGGGTACCATTGGTAATGGTATTGGTCGTGACGCTATGGTTCAGATGATACTGAACTCATATGATGACCAAGGCCGTGGTGATACTGCGCAGGATGTAATCAATGCTATTACACGGTCGGCTCACCAGCATCTGGTAGATGACTGTGCCAGGGATACCTTAGAGCGTGAGGCTGGTGCCTTGGTACGAGTGCTTGCTAATACTCAAAGCGCATCAGAAATGTATGTGTAATGAAGCAACGATAGCCTTTGTACTTATGGGTACACTGGCTTTTGTATACTCGATGATGACTAAATAAACTATAGCCGTCCCCTTCGGAGGGCGGCTTTCAACCTACAAAGAGAGGTAATAAGGTGTCGTATATATATGTATTAATACGTGACGGTATATGGAATGAGGGTCAACCAAAGTATAAAATACTTGGTGCGTATACCTCAGAAGATAAGGTCATAGCTGCAATGGCAGACCATGAACAGAGGTTAGTATCCTCAGATATAAACGGATGGCTGGGATACTATACTATAGCTACCGATATAGAGTGCGGCGTATCCTCACCATGGGATGCAGCACAATACGCGAATAGTATGGAGCGGTATCATGAACAGTGAACAAACGTATCAATGGCATCTATCACAGTGTAGGCTGTACCGTAGCAAGTACAATAGAGAGCTTACAAGGGGTAGCCTACGCAATATGCCAGCCTCCTACCAGGTACACCATAGGTCCAGTAGGGCGCGCGTACTACAGGCTATCTACAGGCGCCATCTTGAGCGTAGCTATACCTGCTAACCCGTAAACTACAGACACAAAAAAGCCCACAGGGAGTAATCCTTGTGGGCTTTTTTATTGTATATAATGT